ATGACCACCCACAGCAAGGAAATGAACATGAGCACGAACATCAAGACCCCTACGATCGAAGACCTAGTCCAACAACTCTCAGACGTTCGCCAAGCGCTCCAAGACGAGCGTACCCGCTTGGTCGAGAGGATCGCGACGATCGATCAAGCCCTTGCCGTATCACCCTTGGTCCCCCGGAGCGTGCAGAAACCGAAGACCCCGAAGCCCACCACCGGCATCCGTCAGGCGATCGGTGCTGTGTTGGCGAGTAGTCCGAACCTTACGATTCGCCAGATTCAAGAAGCGACCCCGGAGCATCCCCCCAAATCGGTCGAGGCGACCGTGAGAGCCATGGCCAGCGAGGGGAAATTAGCCAAGGACGAGTCGAGCCCCAAGAAGTTCTCGCTGCCCACGAAGGCCAACGGTAAGAGCTAGCCGGCGTCGCTCCGACACGAGCAAAGGAGACACATGAAAACTATTGGTCGCGCATCCAAGCTCTATCAGCTGGTACATCCCAAGTCCGCCGTGGCTGCGGTCCTCGCGTACGACGGGGGGATCGCAGAAGAGTTTCAGCGGGAATTGGATGAATCCGCTGAGAACCCGATCGAGTCCAAGCCGTTCGAGCTTACCCTCAGTGACCTCAGGGTTTTGTATTTCGGTTGGGCCGATGAATCGCCCCTCGGCGGATTTATCATCAAGGGCCAGAAGGTCATCAAGGGCAGTAAGGCCGAGTACCTTCTCCGTGTAGATTCCATGCTCGGCACGCAATTTTGGAAGCTCATGGGCGAAGACATGAAGGACTGTCTGCTGATCGCAGAGTCGCCTGTAGAACTGGTGAACCTGTTGGATGAAGTTCTTCACGCTGATGCCGCGGGGCAATGGCAATAATACGGCTTACATGAGTCGAGCCCGCCACTGACCACTAGGTCACGCGGGCCAGATGTAAATCAGGTCACGTGTGGACCGCCGGCCATTATCCTTTACAGCCGGCGCTCGGGCTCGAATCCCGAGGTGACCCCTAACGCGAGACGAGCCCTTACGCGAGGGACAGATGTAGAGCGTTCAAACCGCTACCCTAATGCAGGGAGGGCCATCCCGTGCCCACATCCACACCATCGATCGATCAAAGGTTCGAGGCTTTTCACGCTCGCAACCCTGAAATTCTAGAGCAACTGATTCAGCTGGCGCGAGCTGCAAAAGCTAGAGGGTTTCGCTCGTATACCATCAAGGGCCTCTGGGAGGTCGTGCGATTCCGGTCCGATCCCGTGACGGCCGAGCGCTATCGAATGAACAACGACTTTACGAGCCGCTATGCCCGGCTGGTCATGGCGAGTGAGCCCTCCCTCAAAGGGTTCTTCACTACCCGTGAGATCGGCACCGATCACACTATTGATGCCCGCGAGCAGTACCTCAACGACCTTCTTGGAGCAGTCTGATGAACGACCCTAAAGATCGCGCTCTCGAACGCCTCGCAAACCAAGAGGACCAATACAGCCGCAGCTGCGGGTGGACCGGCAACCCCGCGGACGCTGTCGAGGCCGAGTTCATGGAGGTCTTTGGCCGGCCGCCGGATGCCTATGATCGGCGGCTCGGCCTCGCTAGAGTGATCGAATTCCAAAAGTCACTCAGGCAACTACTTGGGTGACCGGACTCGCAAGACGCTCGGCATCGGACCGCCGGGCGTCTTGCGAGTAGTGCTGCACTCGGGTACAGAGCTGCCGGAAATAGTCGGCGTAACGACCGCAGTCTTCGCGGTGTTCGCCCGCCAGAATATCCAGGCTGGTGAGGATCGAGTGTCGCGTCGATCCGGGGGTGCGGTCCTGCTTCCTGGCGACGAGACTCATGTTCCGATACCGGGCGAACAGGACCAACGTCTCGACCCTTCCCGGATTTAGCCATGGGTCGAGGTCGAGCCGGATCTGTTCCTCGGTGATTTCCGGGAGGCTGGCGAGCCATCGCAGCGTTTCGAGGCCGTGCCTGATCCTGTACGAGATGTTGGCCTGCGAGCATCCGAATATGGCGGCCAAGTCTTCTTGATGGCAGCCCAACAGGGTGAGCTCTATCAGGTCGGCTTCGAAAGCAGGGAGCCGGTCCATCTCCCGTGAGAGCCTTTCGAGGTCTACGGCCTCCCAGTCCAGCGATTCACCCCAAAGGTCTTGGGCGCTCTTGGTTCCGGCAAGATCAGCCAGCTTGCTCATCGGGTAGAGGACCTGCTTGGGGTCCTCCCGTGAAAGCATCCCGATGACGGGCTCGTCCCACAGTGGCTGTCTAGTGCTGCTCCGGTGCTGCATACTCAGAGCCTAGCACCGTAAGTCGGTAATGGTGACTCACTTCGTCGGTCTCGCCATCGCGTTCAGCGAGCTCTGCTTTCGTGAGTCGGTGTGTCCGACAGTCGCCCCAGCCAACAGGGTTAGCCACCATGCCGCTGAAGAAATCGATATAGGGCTTGAGCTCTTGCGCGTTGATCTTCCGTAGCCGTCGAACGATCCCGACGAGCCGATGCTTGACCCCGATGGATGGGCTCTTGAGCTTCAGGCCCAGCACCTCGGCAGTTCTCAGGTAGTGCGATGTCCGAAAGTGCACGCACAGCAACCGAACTTGCTCGGGTGTCAGGTACGGCGAGAGATCCCGTTCGATGCCGGCCTCGGTAATGTCGGGTAAAGAGAGCAGCAACCGGATCGAGCCCTTGGCGCGAGTCAGGGTCGTGCTGACGTTGACTTGACTCCAGCCGAGCAATAGGGCGATGCCGCGCTGTGATACTCCCTGAATGGTGAGCTCCCACACGTCAGCGTGTCGGGCGGGCAGAAGGTCGAGGATGCGCGCTAACCGCTCAGGGTCGTGCGGAGGCAGCTCGGGGGCCGAGCCCCAGAGCTCTTGAGCCGTCCGAGCATCGGCGAGTTCGGTCAGCTTTCGGGGACCAGCCAGCACCTCTTGGTATGACCAGGCGAGACTATCTTCAAGGGTCCACTCCCTCACGTGATGACCCTCAAATGACGGGCCGCTTTCCGGAATGCTGACGGTAGCCCCATTTGATCAATTGCTTGCCGGGTGACCCCAAGCGCCTCGGCTACTTCACTGTCGTTCATGCCGCCCGCTTCTGCGGCCTTGAGGCTGCAACCGCCGTACGGCAGCCGCATCAAGCGCTCGACCAGCTGATCGTCAGTGAGCCGCTCGGGTTCTCGACCAATGGTGAGATGCCACGCGACCGAGCCGTTCATCAGGACCCTGTACACCGCGAGGTGGTGACGACATGAAATCCAAGCGCACGTACCTTCAGGGCAGCTAGCGCGAGTCGGCGGCAGTGAGCGAGCGGTCACCCAAGAGCGGGTTTACAAATCGTTCAGTGAGTGCAGACCCATCCGCACGAGAACATGCTGGCCGACTGGCAGAGACACATCGGACGCTCGTTCAAATGGCAGATGGGGCGGAGGGCACGGCACTGGCGATCGTGGTCACCCTGCGTTGCCGCTACAGCGCTCCCAAAGCTGGCGTGAAGGGCGAGACTCGCTAGCAAGATGGCGACGAGGTGGCGCATTTAAACGAGCTTAGCTCTACTTCCTTGAAGCGCTACACACCGAAGTGCGGAGGTAGGTTCAGCACGCTAAGCACGTGCTTCAAGAATTTCTCCGCCGTTTCCGCCGCCCAAGCCGCACAGCCTCGACTGAGCACTGAGTCAGGGAAGAAGACGCCGCGACCCTCGAAGCTGTGGGTACGAATTTATCCTTCAGTGCTTTCTCTAGGTCGATATCGCCTTTATCCCGCGCCGGCCAGTGTGAGGGCTTGGCGTGAATGCACCGGTTCCTCAGTCGAGTGAGCAAGTTCATCTCAGCCACGGCTGGGTGTTTTGGATCCAATTCGATCTCGGCCAGTGCGTTGGTCAGGAGCTCCCACTTCCTGACCCCATTGGGTTCCAGTCGAAAGTTATCCCAAATGAACGCGGCGACGGGAATACGGTCCTTTCGGAGCGTTTCAAACGTGTGGATGTTCGGAGTCTCCGCGCAGATGGAGAACACCTCGTTTCCGGACGCCTCGACCCAAGCGGCTGAGCCGATGACGATGGATAACACGCACGCTTCCACGTCAACGTCCGGCTTACCTGTGTCGGGCAGCGACGCCAGATGAGCACAGGTTGCTCGGACCGTTCGATAGAATAGATGACCTGATGATGTCTTGAGTGTCAACGTTGCAGCTCCGCTTTTTGCGCTCGAACGGCTACCCACGGCAACGCAAATTGGGTTGAAGGTCTGAGTCAGCGGATCCCCCAACTCCGTGTCGTCGTTTCCAGGCATTCGGCACGGAAACACCCGGCGAACGGCCCGTCAATTGCTACTTCACCTGGCCGAGGATCGCGTCGAAAGTATGGGACAGCGGCTCGGGCTTGCCCGTCACCACAGACCGAACGCCTTGAGCCCCATCCCGGCCAAGATCACGACCGTCAGGCAAACGATCAGCGCATAGAGGAATTTCACGCGGTCCGGGGGCGGGACAGCGGCAACCGTTTCGCTGAACACTTTCACGATCTTGGCGGCAACCGATTTGTCTTCATTGGCCTTGGCAGCCAGAACCGCCAAATGGTGAACCGCGCTCTCGTCTAGTTCATCGTCCGAGTAGCTTCGTAGACGGCGCACCTGATCGCGGATCTCGTCCTGGTGTCGCCTAGCCATGGTTGGCTTCCAAGAGCTTGAGCCGGCGATCGGCCCGATCATCGACCTCGACCACCCGCTCACGGATCTGCTGGACGTCCTTGGCGAGTTCCGAGACCGCCGTCTCCAAGCGTTCGAGCGTAGTCCTGACCTCGCGGCGAAATACGTCGGCTGCCTCGGACTCGGCTTCGATGGTCGAGGCCATGACGGTCATGTTCAAGTCGAGGCGAATCAGGTTGTTCGCCAAAGTTTGGAGCGTAGAGAGGATCTCTTCCAGCTGCTTGGACTCAGCCACGACTCACCAGGGGGTTGGTCAACCAATATATATTTTCACGAACGAACTCGGCCAGGCCGGGCGAGTCCTGGTTGGCTCGGAAACGCCATTCTTGTGCGTACGTGTGGCTGGCTCGCCAAAAGGGTTTGCGCGGACCACGGCCGGGCGCTCGCCCCCCGACACCAAAGAAGCGTTGGCTCAGGCTCGGGTTGTAGGCGAGCGGCTCGATCCATCCCGCGTCGACCATCCAATCGAGCAATCGGTCCGCCACGTAGCAGTTGTCGGAGATCCCGTGCTGACCCTTGCGATCGAGCCGAGGCGTACCGAGCCCTTCCACGAGCGCCGATCCGTCGGCCTCGGTCATGCTGTAGATCCGATGCACCCATTCGATAGCGGCCGGGTCTGTGAGGCACCAAGGGCGCTTTATGTCGACCGCGGCCGTCATGGCCTGCTGACCATCCACACGTGAACCTCTTGGCTGTCGACGTCTTCGATCGGTCCACTGGTCGCGATCATCCCATTGGGTCCGTAGGCCACCAAGAAGCCATCACCGATCCTGACGATGTGACCGCCAGCGAAAGCCGCACAAGCGAGCTTGAGCTTCTCGGGCCCGGTCGAGTCGACGGCGAATACCGTCACACCAAGCCGGATTGAATCCGCCGTGAGGTCATATTCGGTTGGCGGCTCGCCCATGCGGACGCCTAGTTCGCGGACGCCATGCTGGTTGATGCCGTCCACACCACCGATCGCCAGCAAGTGCTCGGGGCTGGGCACGAAAGGCAGGGGCGTACCCTTGCGCGCAAACGAAGCCACAAGGGCCGCCGAGACGTGGTGCTCGAACGTGTCACCCAAGAGCTCCGTGTACGGCCTCAGATCGATCGCCTCCGGGATGTGGTCGCTCAAGCCAAGCTGGCCCACGGAGGGGTATTCAGCGCTTTTGGGCGGCTCGGACTTCGGAGAGGTCTTGGGCTTGGTCTTCTTTTCGGTGGTCATTCTTGCTTCACTCGCAATCCAAGGGTCTGCTGGTACACATCACCCAGCGCCGTCGAGGCCGTGCACCTCAGCCAATAGAGGCCCGTCACACCGCCGATCGGCCTGAAGAACACAGCGCCGGCCGAGTCGATGTATCCGGGCCGCACGTTCTCCAGGGCGAGAGCGGACCCCGTGATGATGGTCGTGCTGCTCTCGTCAACGATGTCGATCACGCCGGTTGTGATTTCGTCGAGGTCGTTGAGCGCGAACCTGAACGCGAAGGTCTTTGCGTCGTCCGGATCGTGAACTTGCGGAAAACACGAAAAGGTCATGCTGCCTCACTGAGCTGGCTGACAAAACGTTTGATGGGTCCGAGCCTCGTCGAGTCCCTGACGTCCTTGACGGGTCCACGTCTTCCAGGAGGCACGGGCGGATTGCCGGGCTTGATGAGCTCGACCGTGAGGCTCTCGCTGATCGCCACAGCATCGACGGCTGCCCGGATGTAGTCGGCTTCAGTCAGCAGATCGTCGGCCGCGCTCACGGCGTCGCTGACCGTCACAGCGATGACCGCCGGAAGGACCAGCTCGACCGTGAGCTCGTCCGTGAGCGTTAGGGTGTCGTTGGCGGCTCGCCCAACGACCAACGCCAGGGTCATGGCATCGAGGACCGAAAGGGCATCGGCGGCCGTCCTCGCCACCTCCAGGCCGGCTGTTGCCGCGTCGGAGGTGGCGACCGCGTCCGAACCTGCGCGCAGGTAGTCCGCCGTCCGTAGGAGGGCATCGCTAACCGCCACCGAATCGCTGACCGACACGCTGATCAGGCTCGGGGTGACGAGCTGCGCGTCCGTGTCGTCGGTGGCGACAACCGAATCCGTGAGGGCCCGAACGTAGTTGGCCGCCACTGAGAGGGCATCGGTCGTTGAGCCCGCGTCGGAAAGGGTGCGCCCGTATTCAAGTGAGCTTGATCCACTGTCGGTCGTGGCCGCCGTGTCGCTGGCCGTACGAGCGTACGTGAGCTCAAGCAAGCTTGAATCGGTGGCCGTAGCGGCGTCTGAACCGGTGCGGCCGTAAGTGGCCTCAAGGACGATTGAGTCCGCCGCGGTATTCGTGTCACTGACCGCTACATTGAGAATGCTGGGGGTGACGACCTGTGCGTCGATCGAATCTGAGGTGACGATCGACTCAGCGAGGATGCGGCCGTAGGTGGCCGCCCGGACGATTGAGTCCGACGTGCTGACCGAATCACTGGCAGCTCTCCCGTATTCGATCCCAAGGGTCAGCGAATCCGTGGTCGAGGCGGTGTCAGTTCCCGAGCGGCCGAACTCGGCACCCCTGGAGGCAGCATCGCCGACCGAAGCTGTATCGCCAAGGGCCCGGCCGAAGCCGACACTCCTCGAAGTGGCGTCGGTGACCGAGCAGGCATCGGCCGGGCTGTAGAGGTCCCATTCCGCCGCATCAGCGAGCCCAACCGTATCAGGTCCTACCTCGACATCGACGGTCGTCCCTCCGCTCGACTCGGCCGGCTCGGTTGCCGCATCCTGGAGGGTGCCGGTCACCGTCCAGTTGCCGGCCGTGCCGCCATTGGTCGCCGCTGTCGATGCACTCAGCAGCCGCAACCAATGCAGGGTCGTCCCTGCCGGAACGCTATTCAGGTTCTGGGACGCAGCCAAAAGTGCCGCGTCCGAAAGGTCCGCTTCTTGGACGAAGTAGTGACGGGTATCGGAGTCGACGGCGTGTTCACCAAACTGGTCGGACCCAATGTGCAACCCGCCGCCCACGGCTAGGATCTGGGTCGAGAGCGAAAGCGTGGTGGTCGTCCACGTGGTGTCGCCCTCCCGCCTAATGCTGATCCTGTAGTCGCCCGATCCGGGAGCGTGACGCCAAGCAACGCATGCCCAATCGGTATCGGAACCTGTCAGGATAGGGGTCTGCTGAAGTTCAGCGGCCCCAAGACGGAACGCCACGGCCGCCAAGGTCGTGTTGCCACTGATCCCGACGTCGAGCAGCAATCCCTCGGACGATCCGCCGGTGGTGCCCAGGCCAAGAATAATGTTCTCGGCACCCCCGCCGTACTCACCCGAGTTGAGCTTAATCCAGCTGCAAATGGTGAACGCGCCCGTCATCGTGGGCAACGTGGTGGTGCTGAGAAAGTCCCCGTTCGTATGGCGAACGCTGGTCATGGCAGCTCCACGGCGGTGAAGTCAGTGAGGGCCCACTGGTTGAGCGAGCCGCTACCCGACGTCTTGAAGGCGCCAATTCCTGGACACCCTGTGGTCCACATCGCTCCGCCTGAGTTGCGAGTGTCGGCGGCACTTCCGCTGCCATCCCCACCGTTGACCGCTACGAAGCCGTTGCCGTCATTTCGGTTCACAGCAACAGAGATCACATTGCCGATGCAACGAGTCCTGAACTTGTACCCACTGCTGACCCCACCGTTCACGTAATACGTGCCGGTGGCGATCATGTACGTGAAACTAGGGAGCGTCGTATCGCCATCCCACGAGATAATGTCGACGTAGCTGCCGTCGTGGGCAACGTTGATCTCGTAGCAATGAACGATGCTCGACGAATCGGTGCACCGATGGAGGTGCTCGATCTCCATGATGCCGGAGGTCGACCCCTTGAAGACGGTGGTGACGACCTCGGTGTTGGCCGCCCAAACCCCGTTCACGTAGGCGTAGCTGTCGTCATACGCTCCGCCCACCTGGGTGCCGTACGCAACGCCCCCAGAGGTCCGCATGCGGGTGCGGTTCGTATCCCGGCTCGACCAGTTGCCGGACTCCGAGATGGGGTTCTCGGTAAGCCCGAAGCTGGTGCTGTAGCTACGTGGCGCCACCCAATCGCGTGACGACCGGTGGTTAAGATCAACCTCGATCAGAGCCATCGGACGCACCCCCGCCCTTGCTGTCGATCAGCAGGTCGAACAATGAACCCTCGAATGTGCGCACCCATCGGGCCCCCGGAATCAGCAATAGTGCTCGGCCCCCCGAGCACTGGGATCAACTTACCGATTCAAGTGATCCGGCAACGGTAGGTTATTTTGAGCTTGTCCGCTTGGGTCTTCGAAACGGCGGTGAACACCGACCTAGAGAGAGCCGAACCGCCCGGTGAAGTGCGCTGATTCATCACCACCACTTCGCGGATGTTGGTCGCGCTCTTGGTGCCAGCACCGCTCTGGTAGCTAACCACCCACTGAAATGTCCTCGTACCCGACAGCAAGGTGAAGTCGCTGACGGTGCGGAGCGTGCCGGTCACCGGGCTAAGCACATTTGTCTGCCCACTCGCAGCGGCAGCGGCGCTTGTGCCAATGCGCATGAACTTGAAGAGCTTGGTTTGAAGACCAGTAGCGTTGCGCCACAGCTGACGCTTGCCCGTGTTGACCACCAAGTTCGGAGCAACCCTGCGTTGGATCACTTCGGGGCCGTTTTTGCCGTCACGGATCACTTCGATCGTGTAGATGCCCTGTGCAGATACTTCGTCGCTGTTGTCGGTGTTCATTCTGTTTCCTTTGTTCATGGCGAATAGAAGGCATTGACGGCCTTCAGCCGCATTCCGGATTGCCCCGTTTCGTCGTTGATCCGCAGCCAAGCAGTCCTGGCGTTCGCGATCGTCAATGGGGTTCCAAGCGTCAAGACAAGCGTGTGATCGACCTCGTAAGCGGCTGTATTATTCGTCGCGTCGACGTACGAGCCGGCTAAGCCGGCCGTGGTGTGGGGGTACGGGCTCGTGACGTACACTTGGACGAAGGGCATGCCTGCGGGCATGACACCGCCGTGAGTAGCTGCCGGCTCGATCGAAGCCGTAACCATTGTCAGCGCCAACCCTGGATAGAGAGGTATCGCGATGCCCATCGCGCCACCCACACCGTTTCCGCTGTAGTCATCGCCGATTCCGCCATACCAGCCAGCGGTGCCTAGCAACGGGATGATCGGAATGCTGATGCCGTAGTACGCTGCCGCCTGAGCTGCGTTTAGTGCGTCAAGTGCGTCTGAGACAGTCGGACCGGAAACAGTTGCGGATTGATTCGCTACGTGGTCGCTGCCCTGAGTGTTTGCTCTCTGGGTCAGAGAAAACTCGTCGGCGCCGCCACCCGACGCCACGCAAACCAAGTCGTAGAAAACCCAAAGCGAGTCAACCTGAGTGCCGCCGGACGGAATGTTTACGTTGGCCCCGCTGCCAGCGAACGTGTGTGTGGTCCCGCCCATAACCACGAACGAGACCTTGTCGCGTGGCGTGAATATACCAGCCGGCACGGTGATCGCAGAGTTAGCTACCAGCCTGATCAGAGTGTTAACGTCGCTCGCTTGGAGCGTATAGCTGCCAGACTTGCTCTGAACCGAAGTGTAGCCAATCGGGCCGGTAGCTCCGGTCGCCCCCGTCGGACCAGTGGGTCCCGTTGTGCCGGTTGCCCCGGTAAGACCTGTTGGCCCCGTCAATCCGGTGGCACCTGTGGGGCCAGTTGGCCCCGTCGCTCCTACGGCACCGTTCGAGCCATTGGTTCCGGTTGCCCCTGTCGGGCCCGTTGTTCCAGTTGGTCCGGTTGGTCCTGTGAGGCCGATCGGTCCTGTGAGACCGATGGAACCAGTGGCCCCTGTTGCACCCGTCGGTCCTGTGGGGCCGGCCGCTCCGGTGGCGCCGGTCGGACCCGTTGCGCCAGTAGGTCCCGTAGCTCCGGTGAGATCATAGACAGTGGCCGGCGATGTGTCGCCAACACACGCCACGTCGTACGTTGGCTGGACGAAGTATTGGTAGGTTGCGTAATTGCGCGTCGGTGACCGCATTGGGGTGACGGCCGCGATCGTAGGCAACAAACCAAAGACCGCTCGCCCGCTCGCAAAGAAATAGAGCCCGTAACCAGTTGATCCGGTAACGCCCCAGAGCCGCAGCCCAAAACCCTGAGTAAAGATAGAGCCTGGACCAACCGTCAAGCACTGCACGCAGCGCTCGAACTGCATGCCGTACGATGACGAGCTTCCTGTCCAGTCCAAACTGAGCGAGACTGCGCAGTCATAAAACTGAAGACCCCCGTCGGTGATGCAATCACCACCGGAGAAATTGATCTTCGTCTTGGAGAAAAGGTAGTTGTTGATTAGGTAATTGCCGCCGAGGAACTCAATGTATCCGCCCGCACAAAACCACCTACCTTGGCAGCGCAAGAAGCCAGCGTAGGCGTGTACGGACGAGCTAAACCCTCCCGTGCATGCATCAAACAAGACGCTAAATACGTTATCGGCCCAGCACTCGTACGCGATGTCACCCGCGAAGTTCCTCAGGGTTACTCCCGCGTCGTAGCCGATCGCGCGTACATCGACTGCGCTTAGGGTCGCTGTATTTGTGTCGACGACGACGACATCACCAGCAGTGAGGTCGCATTGAATGCCACGATTTGCGCCAGCTTTGTGCCAGTGCGTGACGAAGGCATGCTGTGCATCGCCATCAAGCTCTTGGACGAAAGCAACCGCTCCGACCTGCGAACCCGAGACGCACCGAAGCATCTGGCCAACCACGAACGTTCCAGAGGCCGTGGCGATGCGTCCGCGAGTTCCGCCTCCGGTCGTTGTCCCGGGCACGGTGTTGGTGACCGAGCTCAACGTGATGTTGGACCCACTCGTAACCGCACCTTGGATCGTCAACCGGAAGGCGCCAGCGATTGCGACACGAATCCGATCAGCTCCCGCGTACGTCCCGGCCGCAACGTGGAGGGTGGTTGCCTGACCTAGGGTTCGGGTCGCGCCATTGGGGCAAAGCCGGTTCGAAAACTCCAACAGAGTTGCCAGTGCAGTCCCGGCTGTTTCCCCATCGTTGTCGTCCGAACCGGTTGCTTGGTTGACGTACCAAGCGGATTGAAATGCGAGATTCGGATTGGAGTCGATCGCCCGCCACGTCGTCAGGTCCGGCCCCAAGGAGTAGTAGACCTGCGTCGACTGGCTGTAGACGACCATCCCCTCGTGGCGGGACTCGATCGGGATTGCATTGCGTGCGGCGTTGTCGGCCACGACCACGAAGTTGCTCTCGGTACCGCCTCCACCTCCGCCGTCAGCTTGGCCAACTGCGATCACCCTTGCGAGTGACGGCACGGTAGTCCCCGCCGATACGCATCCCGCGCCCCCAACATTGATGAGCCGCACCCGATTGACGTCGAGGATGCGATCGATCGTGTAGAACCCACCCCCGGCTACGTAGACCGAGATGTCGAGCGGCATCCAGTTGCTGGAGTCGACGCTGACCACCACAGGCTCGCCGATCGTAGGCTGCACGTAAGCGGCCTGCGTCGACGTAAACGCCGTGAGCTGTTGATCGAGGAAGCTCACGGGCGCCAAGCGTAGTCGATGACATCCCAAGATCCGTCGTAAGCAATTGTGGCCCCGCGGATGGAGCCGCTGCTGTTTACGATCGTCGCAATGGTGTTGCCCGCTACGTCCTTGATGATGATGGCGTTGCTCTGGGGATTAACCAGCTTCATGACCCATTGACGATCAGCCGATCCGGATGGCGGGGTCTCAACTTGCCAGATGACGCCGGTTCCCACTGGACTGCCGAATCCGCCCGGGTAGACGTGCTCAGCGTAATAGGGGATTACCTTCGTGCCAGACGATGAGCAGTCCGGTGAAGAGACCCAATGCCGGCCCCTGACGGCGCCAGCTAGGTGCACGTCGCCGCCGTCGGTCGGTGAATCAATGACCGTACCGTTCAGGGTGAGCGTCTTGGTGGTCGGGGTTGTGATCGCAGCGTCACCGTTCGCGAAGTCGTAAACGGGCTTGAGCGCTCTCGTCCGATTGGCGACCGATTGAAGCGCTGGCACCAAGGAGGCGGCCGTCTCATCGTCGAGCCCGTCCTGCGGGACAATGACCTGCGGATCGAACGTAGCGGCTTCGGTGAGCGGAGTAGCCATCACCCCCACTGGAGTGCGATCAAGCCCTCAGATGCCGATCGGGATGCGGATCACTTTGCCGCCAGCGCCCCATTTGCCGCCGCCCGACCCCCACTTCCTTGGCGGGTAGCCCCAAACCCGACGACCGGGGCTTAGTAGGACGATCACGCCCCTACAATGCGCGGCGTTCCATTCGGTCGGCACGAGCACGAGGTCACGAACTTGAGCGGGTGAAAGGCTCCCGGGAGCGACGCCCCAAAGATTACCGTTGCCGCCCCAATTGGCTCCAGACGCGCCCCACAAGCCCAGAGGATTGATGGCAGTGGGCCAGTGATAGATCAACGTCCAGCGAGCCCATTGAGGCAGGTTGATGGAGCCGAAGTCCACATCGTCTCTGGTGATCGTGCCATCCGTCGCGAGCGAATAGCGCCGCCCGGTTGGATAGATGAGCTCGATCGGAAACGGGGCTTGGGCAAAGTAGGCGTGAAGCTGAGCCAAGAGCGAGTACGGATTGCCTCGCGTCAGATGATCGTCGAGCCAGCGCCGTAGCCTCGGGGCGTACACGGAATCGGGCTCGACACTGCCGCGCCGGATCTTCCGGTCGCTACCTAGAAGCGCTAGAGCGTCTGGCCTCGCTTCGTTGGGAAATCGAGCTTTGACCGCCTCGGTGGTGGCATCGCCCAAAGCATCAAACTGGATCCCGAGGGCGTTGGCGATCTTTTGCGCTAGGCCGTTGCGGAGCCACCACGGCAAGATTTGGAGCAGTGTATCGCGGAAGGTGGTGAGCATCAGAGCCCCGGTGGTTTGAGCTGGATGACCGTGCCGTTCACTGCCCCGATGGTCGGCACCTCATCGGGACCTAGGAGGAAATCGCCGGAAGGTGTCGCGATCTCGACCTTCATGGGCAAAAGCGCAACTCCCTGAGGGGTCACGGCTCCGCCGATCGCGGACTCGATGGCCGAGAAATAGATCCTGCCGCTCGTGACCCCGATCAGGTTTCCACCGATCGGCTGATTGGCGATGAAGGTCGCGAGGTTGGCTTGGACGACGTCCTTGATCTGCTGCTCGGTCAGGCCGGACGTGTTGTAGAGCCAAATCGTGTAGGTGATGTCGACCTGCGCCTCGATGGCCGAGAACGTGTTGAGCGTGACGGCGAGCGGAGCGGCCTTCCGCTGCATGGCGTCATCCACGATGCCCAAAGGGGTCGCGAGGTTTCCGATCGTTCCGTCAACTCCACCATCAGCCTTGCCGAGGTAAACGTTGACGTTTCCGTACCCGTCGTTCGTGACCCGAACTCGCGTGATACCGAGAGAGCTCCCGTTGGCATCCACGGCCGAACGCGCCACGAAGGCATAGGCATCTGATGGCCCGTTGGGGCTCAGACTTCCGAGCTTGTCGAGGCAACGCTGACGAATCGAAGGGTCCGATTCCGCGTCGGTTCCGATCGCTGCTGTGTCGTTGGTGACGGTGACGTTGGGCGAGAGGCCCGCAGTCTGAAACTGGCTGATCTCACCCGGGTACGAGGTGCCAGCCGAGCCGGCCGTGTACGCTTGGACGATTACGTCCTCGACGGTCGCGCCGCTGCCGATCGTGACCGACTCGACGTTAAAGTACGCTTGATGGGTGGTCGGGTTCAGGATCTGGAGGTCGCCGGGGTCGAATGAATAGACCCCGCCCCCCGAATTCACGAACGTGACGGCAGTGGTGGCAAAGGTGGCGGGGATGCGCTCGACAGCAAAGACCTCCCTAGCGACATTCGTCAGCCAGTCGCCGGTAGCGGTCGACAGAAAGCCCGATTGAGCCAGCAGGGCCGTGAGGTTGCTGAGCCCCGAGGCGACGACCGCCACACCAGCGATCAGTGTTCGGACTACGGAGCCGGGCTTCCACGCGGTGGTGGTGACGCCCGTGGCGGCAAGGACGCTGTAGATCGATCGCTTTACGTCATCGACCGAGAGCGGCTTGGTGAGTTCAGCGAGGGAGAGCGGCACCCCCCACTGGAGTGCGATGTCACGTCATCGCGGCGTTGATGGCCTCTAGCAAAGCCTCGCCATCAACCACGCTCACGACGAGGCTAAAGGTCGTGAGCGCCGGGTCTGCGGGCGTGATCAGGATCGTGATCCGGTACGTGGACGGGAGCTCGAACGTCATGCTGACCGCCACATCGACGATGCGGTCATCCTTGCGGAGTTCGCTCGCCATCTGACCGGACCAGCTTTGAATTTGCTGCGGGCTTTGCGGTTTGTTCAGCGCGGCCCGGATGTCGATTCCGTAGCTTGGATCATCGATCAGGCTAAGCCGCGCTGTCGTGATTCGATGAAATGAGTCTTGGGCCAGGCTCTCGATTGTGGCCGGGTCCGTCTCGGTCAAGTAGGGGTCGAGATCGGTGACACACACGAGGTCGACGCCGTAGCCGAGAGGCGGTACGGGCGTGCTGGACTGCCGAGTAAGAGCTGCGATTTCGGCCGCAATCATTTGGCGAACAATGTCGGTCATGGTGTCGTCCGAAAGACCTCAGCAATCGCGAGCCACGAGGCCGGGATGTTCGTCGCGAAAATCAGAGCGTTGATGTGCTGGGTTGGGCCAAGGCCACCGGGCAAGCCAGCCGTGAAGGCGCTCGTTACCGTGCCGCCAAAACCACCAGCCGTGCCGTCATAGGCGTAGGCGTGCACGCTCGCCGCGAGCAGGCTCAGCAAATTGAAGATTTGTAGGAGTTGAAGCCGAAGTGTCTCTGTGAGCGACACCACGAGATTGATTTGGGCCGTCAGTGGCGGAGCTTGGAGTCCTAGGGCCAAGCCCGTTTGAAGGTTGTCCAGGATGCCGGCCGACAGTGTGATGAGCTGCGACATGTCGAGGCCCACCGTTGCGCTGAACCCCAGCAGGGCATTGATTCGGGACTGAAGATCGGCCTGCGCGGCCATCAGTGGCCCGATGAAGCCGGGCATGAGGTCGAGCAATGACGCCTCACCGATGTAGGTCAGCGTGTCGGCCATCAGGCGGCCCTGACCTTGTCGCTACACGTGGTGATCGAGCCCACAGTTTGGCCGGTCGCGCAGATCATGACCCCGGTTGCCGGTACTCCGCCGATGGTCCCATTGAACACGAATGGCGGAAGCGGGAACGTCACGGTGTCTCCCTGACGAGCCACCCCGGGGCCGTCCTCGCCTCCGAGCTCAAGCAGGGTTGGTACCGCCGCATCGTTTCCACGTCCCTCGAAGCCAGTGATCAACGGATCGTCCCGCATTCCGTCGATGAACTCGACGTACACGATCGCACCGTTGGTCAACGTGGCGTGAGCACCCGCAATGCCCGGAGCCATCTGGACCCGGAGCATGTCGGGAGGGACCGTCAAAGAAGTGGTGCGCTTGACCCACTGAAGGTCAACGGCCGTTCCGTTTTGGGCAACGACCCTGTAGCGGAACTTGCCGGTCAGACGCTGGTCCGTGAGGCGCCCGACGATCGAGCGCATGGTCTGCGTCAGGAACGACTCGCCTTTGACACCGCACCAAACTCGGACCCGGAGCGAACTCGGGGCGATGGCGATCTCCATCTGCCGGACCGTAACGGGTGTGGACAGCCTTTGTGCGTCAACCAGGGCTGAGCCGATCGTCACGGCATCGATCGAGTCGACCGACAGGACCGCTACGTTCGAGCGAGGGTCGTAGGACAGAAGAGTATAGGCACCGGGAGCCGGCACGTTCGGCCGAGTTCCGACGTGAGTGATGCCCGAATAGTCGACCCACCAAGAGGCACCGCGGGCAGCGTCTTCAAGCGTCCTTGATGCCGAGCCTGATTCTCTCGTGTAGTGCGCGCCCAAACGGTCGGCAGTACCAGCGAACGAGCCTAAAGTTTCCTTGACGGCCGAGGCAGCGTCCCCCGCCACTGTGCTGGCCTTGATGCCAGCGTCATTGGCGTAACCGCGAGCGCCGATCGACTTCTGCCAGCCATTCGCTCCGGCCACGATGCGCGCCGAACGCTTTTCGCCGAACGTGCCGGATTGATTGGGGTCGATCGTGCCGATGAAGGTGACAGAGCCGATCACCAGCTTCACGGGTCCGTCCGCGACCTCGGGAGCTGAGTCGAGCCAAGACACATCAGCGAACCACGGCCCCTGGTAGGGGATATGGATCGAGGCGCGCTCGATCGGCCGGCCTCCACACGTGATGCTCACTTGGCCAGCTCCTGGAACTGCTTGGTCAGCTGCTCGATCTTTTGGTCGTAAGGGTCCGTGCTCTTGTTGACGGCCGCAGCTTCGGGCTTGGCAAGCGCGAACTTGGGCTCACGGGTTTCCAAGAACTTGATCGCGATCGTGTAGGCGCCCGTATCGCCGTCTTCCTCAGGCTGACCCACTTCCTCGACACCAACGGAGCTGATGTCGAGGAAGTCCAACCACGGATGCCAGATCGACATCGACTTGGGCTTGGTGCCGTTCGGTGGACGAGCGACGAGGGACTGGAATGAACTCCAGTCAGTCCAGTCTTGAGCGGTGATCAAATGAATGGTCGCGGTAAACTTGCTGATCTCGCGACCTCGATAGACCGTCACGCCACCGGAGAGGCCGTAGCCGGCTCGGATGTCCCACTTGCGAACGTCAGCCGCGCCGCTGATGACAGCAATGCCCGGCGACTTCTGACCTGCGAGCAAGAAGTAGTCGACCGGTGTGAGGTACGGATCGTACGCGGCCATCAGGGCACCACCGCGCCAAGTTCAGATGCCGAACCTGCGAAGATCTTGAAGACCAGATCCTTGAAGGCTTCGGCGTGTGCCTCGGGGGTGTCCGTTGCCGAATGAAGGTGTACTTCGCCGATGTGGACGGACGGTGCCGATCGAGGTTGTGGTGCCGGAGCTCCGTACGAGCCAAAGATCGACGGACCCCTGGCGGGCTGCGCATGGGTGCCCTCGGGAGGGGGCTGGCGTTCTCGGGGTCCGGTCGGTAGCGACACAAGGCTTCGTCCTTCGCTTCGTCCTCCGAGCTGCCGAGTCGGGAACGAAACCAAGCTCTGAACGGCCCGCCGAACCTCCGGCCTTCCGGCATAAATGCCGCTCGCCACGCCTCTCGGGACCTCGATGGCGGATCGCATCGCAACCCGAGAGGGTGATGCGATCCCGAGCTTGGCCCGGAACGCCTTCATGGCGGACGTGCCGAGGTTTTCAATCGCCCGGATGACCCAAGCGGCACCGCCCTTGATGCCCTCGACCAAGCCTTTGACGATGTTGCCGCCCGCGTCGTACGCCGCTACCGCTAGACTTCCGAGCGCTTTGACGCCGTAGTACAGGCCGGCCCCGAGCGCGACGATCGCCACGTAGGGGAGCATCAGCAGAGCCGCGACGTTCGCCGCGACTACGCCAACGAGAACGAGGGCTCCCACCATGCCGTAGAGCGCGATCTTGCCGGCCGTCACGGCTAGGCTCAGCGTGTCGATGTTTTTGAACAGCTTGGTGTCGCCGAACGTGTCGCGGAACCAGTTCCGAAGTTTGAGGACGACGATCCCGACCTGGAGAGCCGCGATGATCATCCCTTGGAAGAACCGCTTCATGAGCATGGACGCGGGTCCGCTCACTTGATCGATCAGCGGGCCGAAGAGACCCTCGATGATCGCCTTGAGGGCTCGACCTGATGCACTGCTTTGGCTGAACAGCTCGGTGATCTTTTGGACGCCGGTCAGCAGCTTGTCGATCTTCAGGCCCGAGAACAGCATCGCGAAGCTCTCGCGAAGCTTCCGGCTTTGCACATCGAGGCTCAGCAGCTGGGCAGCGGCTATGCCTCCCAAGCGGGCTTTGACGTCATCGGCCAACGCCCGGACGGAATGACCGGTGAGGCCGGCTGCCAAGGCCATCCCCTTGAAGGCACCAGCGGCGGCTTCGCCCTGGGTTGCCGCAGTGATGGCCACACCCTGGAGCGCGGCCTGGAGGTTCCCGCCTCGCAGACCCGTGCGGTACAGGTCCTCGGCGTATCCCACCACTTGCTCACGCGAGAGCGCCACGGAGGCCGATACGTTGTCGATCGTGCTCTGGAGAAAGCTGGCTTTATCGGCCACCGGTCGGAAGCCAGTGGCCAGCGACAGGTAGCTGTAGCGGAGCTTGCCTAGCGCTTCGAGGTGCAACAGCTCATTGCGTCGAGCGTTGGCGACACCGACGCCGTACTTGAGCAAAGCAGCGGTGCCGACACCAGCGGCGGCCGTGACGGCCAAGATGGCAGCCGCGACAGCAACAAGTCCCCCGGCCATCGCTCCGCCACCGAGGATTGAGCTCAGGCCGCCAAAGCTGGACGTGAGTTTCCCGAGAGGGCCCGGTGCTGATTGCACGACCTCCGTGAGGCTCTTGAGGCCGGCCCCCGCTTCCTTGCCGCCCTTGCCGATGTCGCGGAAGGTGCCGCCCATTTGCACGTAGCTCTGCGTCGTGGATGCGATCGTCGCCTTTTGGGCGCTGATCCGATCCTTGAGATCGCGTGCGACCTGGATGTTGACCGCGGACCCGCCTTGAAGGTTCCGCAGTGCCTTTTGCATCTCCCGGAGCGCGGCTGTGTCGCCCTGGATCTTGGTTTGCAGATCCTGGAGGGCACGCGCTTGATCGCCCGCGAACTGGCCGGCGTTACCGTCCAGTTCCAGGCTAAATCTTGCTACTGCGTCACTCCCGCTGGCCATTACTTCGAGTCCTTCGGCGGTGTCAGCAACCGTCTGATCCGGGTGAGCTCCGCGAGTCCCTCAGCGATCAAAAGTGCTGCGGTCGTGACCCTGATGATCTCGACGTCCTCTTCCGGTTCCCGCCCGAGTAGACTGGTGAGGACGTCAGCCGCGATCCCGAGGTCGTCTTTGGCCTCCCGACGCAGCTCGACTATTTTCCCGAGAGCCCGTCCTTGCGAACCCCCGCCAAGTGAGCGATGGCGTTCGCACAGCCGAACAAGATACCGGGCTGCTCGCGGAGCATTTCCTCGAACTCCGGTATCGTCGGGTACTTCACGCAAGGCGTGACCATCTGACGAACGTTCTCGACCTTGAAGTCTTGCTCCTGAAGGCGGTTGAACGCGGCCGGAGCTGAGCGAAGCAGGATCACTGCGCCCAAGTCGGTGTCGACCTTGGCAAGCTTCTTCGCCCCGTATTGCTCGACGAGCTTTTCGAGTGCCTGCTCTTCCTTGAGAGCCCGCTCTTCGGCTTCGAGCTCTTCAGCGAGTGCCTTGTCATCGTCGACTTCGGCGGCTTTTGCCTTCAAGGCTGAGCGAGCCGCTTTTGCGGCTGCCAAACGCTTCTTGATCTCTTCGCTCACGGGCTACCTGCCGATCCGTCAAACTGGGTTTGACCGTTGCGACGGATCGACATGGCATCGATCTCGATCTCTTCCTGGAGGGGATCCGGGTTCTCTTCCTCGCTGGAGGAGGTGCCGACGTACACGCAACGCTCGATGTCGACGTACATTTCCGGCTCGAAGTTCTCGATGTACTGAGTGTTGATGTGGAACTCGTATTCGCCGTACGAGTTACCGTCGGGCGACTTGGCGGCGAGCTTGGCCCGGACCGCGTGCATCGTGCTCTTGGGCCCCTTGAGCTTCACGGGCTCGATGCTGTACTTGCCGCGGGTCCTGGCCCTGGGTGCGTGATGCTTACCCATGCCGTAATGCTTGGTGCGTTCCCGCTTGTCGGAGTACGAGATCGATGTGAAACCCACGAAGATCTCGTCGTCAATCCGGAGGGTGATAGAACCCCACGAAACGATGTTGCCGTTGATCCTGATTTGGTCAGCCATTTAGCCCCCCGGCCTTCAAACTGCTTGCACCGACGGGTTGCTGAACCCGGTGTTGACGATGATCTTTTTCGGATAGAAGAGCGGGACCAAGCCCTCTTGAACCAAGAGGTCGTTGCCGCTCAGCAAGTTGGTTGTGCGATTGATTTTCACGAAAGCGTTCGGGCCGAACGCGCCGCCCGATGCCATTGGCTTGGCCATAATCGCCCCTCGGATCGCGGCGTTGCAGGCCGCTTCCATCGCAACCGCCTCGCTCTCAAGGATGAAGCCAGTCGTGGTGTCGACTTTGATGGGCTTTGACAGACGGCGCTGGAAGTAGATCCGTGTCGTCCGCTTAAGGAGGTTCATGATCCTGCGGTGCTGGAACCACTGGAAGTCCGATCCCGACGACGAGAACAGACGCGAGTTGCAGACGTAGATGCCTTGCTCGCCGTCCCACGTACGGAGCACCGTGAAGCGGCTGTCGTCGAGACCCGGAGTGACTAACTCGTCGTGCTCGTCCGGGTTGCCGTTCGCGTCCTTGATGATGACTCCGGGCAGGTTCCCGACGTCGATCGCCGCGATGTCGACCTCATGGCTGACCGTTGCCGCCAACGGGGCTACGGCGAACGAGATCGGCCGCTTGTAGAGCCTGCCGCTTACGGCTGATGAAACCTTGGCGGAAGCCGCCGTCAGCATGCCGAAGGTGGTGCTGAGCGAGCTAAAAATGCCGTCGAGAGCCGTCTTGTAGGCGGACTCGGATTCACCGATCGTTGGGATGCGCGTATGACCGATCCACGCCTTCTCGGGCATCCCTGCGAAGCTCGTACCGATAGCGGCGAAGCTTGTGGCGTCGATCGGACCGACAATGGAGACGACATCCCAGGGGATGGTTCCGAGCTTCAGAGCCGTGAGTGCCGGGGTGAGATCACCAGCCGCCCAATTGGGTGCGATGGTCCGGAAGCTGGCGGTGTCGCCGGCCACGAGGGTGCCGGTTCCGAGCGCGAACCCGATACCGCCGGAGCCAGCGATCGTGATGCTGGTCGCCACACCTAGAGCGGTGACGGCCGACCAAGAACGCCCACCATCGAGGCTCGTTTGGTACGTGATGCCCGTCGTGCCGACCGTTCCGCCTGCAACGACCCTGAGCACAACCTCGTAATCGTCGTTTGCGGTCGTGTCGGCACCGACCGTCACAGCGCTTGAGCCCGTGACGCCCGTCGTGACGATCACTGACTCGGTGGCCGCTACGGAAGCGGTCGCTCGCACGAGCAGGACCGGCTGGTCATAGGCTGCGATAAAGTAGCAGGCGGCCTCTACGAGCGGGCCAGCGCCGTAGTTTGAGATCACGTCTTGCGTGCGTGAAAACGCCGCTGGGGTAGCGATGGGTCCGGAGTCCGAGACCCCGACAATCGCGAAATACGAGGAGCCGCTCGGCAGTACGCCTAGCGCACCATCGAGCTCGTTGATTTGGACACTAGGCAGCATCGAGGATGACCTCCGGGTCAACCTCACTAGAGTGCGAGACTCGATAACTGCCTTAAGGGTCGGGGACGATCTCTACCGGTGGATCGCTTTCAGTCGAGTTGTCCGGTCCAACAATGAAGCCAGTTGCTTCACCCGCTGTGCCGACCTCAGCGAACCTAAACGGCGCGTCCGGGATCACCGCTTGAATGGCCCCAACGACCTTGAGCGCGGCACCAAAGCGTCCCTCTTTGCGCGTCATGTCCCACGCTTGGGACTTGATCGCGAACGTGCCGACAGCTGCCAAGTAGACGGCACGGAGCCACGCATCGTAGTTCAAGCGGGCTTGATGGTACTGAGCACGATCGTCTTCCTTGGCTTGCGGGTCAGCTCCGACGATCAAGCACGTGAACAGCTCGTTGAGCATCGCCAACGGGCGAGCCGGGAGGCCGCCGGGATAGCGAGGGCCGCCGAGGTCACCGAGTGCGCTGGAGCCATCGCTGGGCGTCCAAATGATCCGGTTCGGATTCCCGCCTTGCCGTGGAGGCTCCTTCCAACCGAACGTGTTTTCGATCAGCGTCTTCTCGTCGGCGAACCGTTGGACGACCTTGTCGAACAGGTTTTCGAGCGCGAAGATGACGGCCATCAGCGCCCCTTCGTCATGTGGGCGTTGAAGCGCTTGATCGACACGGCCTTGACGGCTTCGGTCATGGGTTGGGGAAGCCGTGAACTCGGGAGGATCTGCCGGCGGACGTTGCCTCGGGCGGCCCCAAGGTGATGTAGCGCGACGTGGCCTTCGAGCTTGGCTTGGACCACTGAGCTGATGGCTCTAACCGTGAGGGCCGCCCCTGCGTTGGTAAGTGGCTTCTTGCCGTCCTTGGTCAGCTGCCAAGGCTTACCCTCAGGGTCCACGCCGGCGCTGATGTTCTTGCGGATCTCGGCGTCGAGGACGGGCGCTACGTCTTTGGCGATCTCGGAGGGAAGAGCTCCGAGCGTGTTGACCTTGTCGATCCAACCCTGCATTTCGGCGAACGCGGCCCCGTTATCCCGAGCCATTGCGATCCTCTTGGCGTCCGATCGCCTCTTGCTGATCCATCCACACGTACGGGCTGGACTCCGTGTAGGCCAACGGCGCGCCACGAGTGATGCCCTGACCGCCGGGAGCGTCCTGCCTGAGCGGGAGCTCATACAAGCCATCCTTGGCATTGGCCGCCTCGGCGAGTTCGTCGACCGCTGCCTTGGCATCGTCTTGGACGGCTACGATTTGGGCGTCGGTATTGTCGACGCCACGCTTCAAGTAGATCTTGGGTGTGACAAGCCTGGCCAACCACCCTTGAACGACGATCGGCGGTGAGTCGACGTCGAACGGTGTCGCGTACCTCTTGGCCAGTCTGGAGTCGATGTAGCCGCTCCAAAATGCGAGCTGGCCATCGACCCACCCGGGTTGCTGAGTCTCGATGTAGTCGACGTATTCGCTCGGGCAAATCGCCAAGTCGGTGAACGTTTCGACCGTGAGATATGCGGCCATTCAGAACCCCCAAAGACGAAAGGGCACCGTGAGGCGCCCTTCAATCCTGCTTGACCAACCCGCTAGGGTTAGGTCGCGTCAACGCGAAAAATCAAATACGGCATTCCGGGCGCCGTGGTGTTCTCACCCCGGGTGATCCATTGGAGGCCGTTGTCGATGGCGAGCTGAGCGTCAGTGACACCATCGTTGTAGACGATGCGGAACGGATTCCTCACGCCGTAGACGATCGCGCCAAGCTGGCTTGATGCGGCCTGCTCGGCCACCAAGTAGTAGCTGGTGTCCGAGCCGCCGAATGCTGCGCCGAGTTCGGGCGCTTCAATGGGCTCGATGCCCCAACGGCTGATGAGTCCTGAGATATCGCCCGAGCCGCCACCAGAGGCAGCGCCCATGGCGATGAACTTGGCGTCTGTCACAAGCGTTGCTCGGGTTGCGAGCTTGCTCGGGTAGATCAGCTTCTTGACCTTCAGATTGCGGGGAAGCAATCCGTTGGCCGTGGGCACCACTGCGATTTGAGCAATCGCCTTGGAGAGATTGTTGATCGCGACGTCGAGGGTTGCCGCGTTGGTCTCGTCGATCGGGCACGCTCCGGGTTGCACACCGGAAGCCGATCCCTTGAACCAGTTGCAGTAGACACCGGGCGACGGATCGAACGGATTGAGCGGATGATCGACCGCGAACAACGCCTTGCCGTCGAAAGCGATCACGGACGTGCCGTTCTTGATCAGGTTCGCGGTCTGGCGCTGCGGCCAGTGCGCGAAGAGCTCACCCTGCATACGAGCCCACTCGGTGGCGGAGCTCACGCCGTTGCCATCGAGGTCCTCGAATTGGTTCCTGTTGATCCGGTAGCCCTTGGTGGCCGCCTGGTAGCTGATCTCGGTGCTAGCCGTAGCGAGTTCTTCGAACTCGACAGTAGAACCGAAACGATCGCCCGTGTAATCGATGTCCGCGGTGTCCAAAAACCAGGTGAAGCGCTCACGCTTACTACGGAGAGGTGTCTCCTTGGCAACGTTCGCCCACCAGTTCTTGGCTAGGATTTCATTGTATGCGTTCTCGGCAATGAGACGCATGTTGGACTCAAGGTCCCACGTAAAAGATGGTGTCAGAATAGCCATGTCCTGCCCTAAAATTCCCGCCCCTAAAGCTCAGACAGCGATCAAGCCGGCAGCGCCAGCTCGACGAGAACGCCTTTAGTGGCGTCGACTTTCCAGACGCGACCGGCAACCGATCGAGCGCTGGAGTTGGATGTTTTGGCGACCGTTTGATCGTCGACCACGTAGCAATTGGAGCCGACTTCGGTCTGAGCGATCAGATCGGTTGAAGCCGAGTTGACGAACCACATCGCGTTCAACTCACGGAAGAACTCGACGTTGGCAGTTCCGCCGGAGGCCACGAGCTGGTCCTCACGGTAACGACCGATTGGAATGAGCGTGGTTGAAGCCGCGCCCTTCTTGACCAAGCCGGTCGACGTGTCAAAGCACGCCATGCCGCCCTGGTAGACCTGTTCAGCTGTGCTGGGCAGTGCCATGCCGGTCGATTTCACGACCCGGGTCATGCGCATCTTTGCGAGCGCGGTCATTTGCTACCCCCTTGAACCGTGACGGCGCCGAACACTTGCGAGTTCGCCTCGTAGGCGACGCCTTGAGTCTTCTTGATGAGCCCCATTTGCTCGTTGAGTTCAGCGTTGCTGCTCAGCCCTGGGCGACCGCCGTTAGCGCCCAAGGTCGGGCGAGTCGCCGGAAGGGTCATGTGTGGATTGACGAAACCGGCAGTGACCGGAATCGCATCGAGAACCGCCTTGAGAGCGCTCGTGGGAGTGGCCTTGAGGGACTCGATCAACTCGGGTTTCACGTCCGGGCGAGCCGCGAAGAGCGAAGCACGCTTGGAGGCGTCCGCTTCTGCCTTGAGGGCCTGGAGCTCTGCCTGCTGAGCCGCAACCTGCTTGGCCAACGGAACGACCGCCTGAGCGAGCGAGGCACTTGCCTTGCTGTCTTCGTCGTCCTTCTTGGCCGGCGTTTCGTCCTCACCCTTTGCGGCGTTCTCGTCGTCATACGCCGCGAGAGCCCGCTTGGCCTTGCCGGCCTTTTCTTCGTCATCGCTTTCGGAAGCGGTCACGAGGGCTGCTCGGACAGCGTCTTCCTTCGGCTTGTCGTCTTTATTGTCGTCTGCCATTGATGGGGTCTCCGTCGTCTGCACTGGAGTGCGAGACGCGGTGATCCGTTCGGTGAACGCCGAAAAAGACTCGACTGAGTCCGCAAGCCCGACCCCGATGGCGTTGGCGCCCACGAAGACGGCGGCCTGATAGGCGGCTACCGTCTCGGGCGTTAGACCCCTTCGCTCAGCTACGAGTGCGAAGAACACAGCCGCCGTTTGGTCGACCGTCGCTTGCATGGCCTCAAGGACCGAGTCGGTCGTCCCAGCGTGCGGGTTTCCGTCGGCCTTCCGGGCTCCGCTCTTGATCACCGAGTAGGAGAGGCCCATCGCGCCATCGAGCCGTGTGGCGTCGACCAACATGGCGATGACGCCGATGGACCCGATGACAGCCGTATCGGAGATGGAGATCTCGTCGGCCGCGCACGCCAGGGCGTAGGCGGCTGAGCAGCAAGCGGCGTCCGAGTGAGCTACGAGGCGCTTGCCGGCAGCCGTGGCGATCTGCCGGATTTCCCTACTGGTATCGAAGTTTCCGAAGACATCGCCACCGGGCGAGTTGATCTTGAGCACCACCGTCGTGATGCCGGGAGCCGCACATGCGGCGCGCACCTCATCGACGATCTGGCGGTAGCTTTGGAAGTGCGCGTCGGCTCCGTGAACGAGCGGCCCGCTGATCTCGACACACGCCACAGAAGGGGAGAGCATGCAGAGCTCGCCCGCTTTCGGCGCTGCTTGGTAATCGAGGCCGTAAGCCTGTTGCTGGATCGCGACGATCCCCCGAGGGGCGTACGCCCGTAACTCGCTCATGCTGCTTTCCCCTGTGCTCCGGGCTTGTCAGCCGGCGGAGGTGCGTCTGGTTTTGGTCCCGGCCCCAAAAGTTCTTCGTCGCCCGGGTCGGGAGTGCCGTCAGCGACGGGGATCCCGAAGCGAGCGATCATCTCGTCCACGTCCAGCCGCTTCTTGCTCTTGGCGAGGACGGCCCTGAGCTTGTCGATCGCGTCGCCGAGACCGTTGAGCGCCTTGGCTTCTTTTTCCCGGTCAGCCGCTGGATCGGTGTCCCACTCGATGCGCGGGCTCTCGGACAAGGCATCCGGCCCGAACTCGCTGAACACGTAAGGCGGTAGGATCTGTGTGTTGATCGTGTGGCTCAGGCTGTCGGCCGTGAGCTTGATCAAGTCACTGCGGATCGTCTGGTGAATGGCTGCGTTCGCGAAGCCGGTGCCGCCGTCAACCGTAACGGTCTGACCGGCGAGCGAGATCATGATCTCGTTGTCGGAGGTTGCTACCTCGGTCCCGAAGACCTCCCACCCACGGCCGTTGCTCTCGACCAGCGACACCGTCCACCCCGGCGGCATCTCAAAGACCGAGTTGACGCCCCACGAAATCAGGCTGGCGAGGAAGCCCTTCCGCTGTTCCTCGGTCGCGCCTTGAACGGTGGTCGCTACACGAGCCGGGTTGGCGAGCTTCGAGCTGAAATTTGCTCGATTGCTGAGAGCGTGCTCTTTATGGATGTACGCTCGCCCGAGTGCGGGCCATAGCCCGGCATGCCACGGCGATAGGCGCGCACGGCAGTGCAGCACCCAACGGCCATCACCCGGCGTGATTGGCAGTGAGCCCGCGACGCTCTGATAGAACCAGCGGTCTTTGGACCAATCGTAGTAGAGAAATTCGGGGTCCAGCCGCTGAAGGACGGGATACGACCGACCCACCACGGGGACGAGTTCGGCCACCCCTACGCCGAGAATCATCTCGTCGGCAGCCAAGAGCGCCAATTCGGTCGGGGGGCAGAGCTCGTCAAAGACGCTTCTCGTGGCGGTCTGAGCCGTGAGCGTCTCGATGATCTTGTCGTTGCCTCGCCACCTCTTGGGCAGCGAAACGAGGCCGGATGTGCGGGTTTGCGTAAGCCCGTTGATCAGGCCGTCACGCCGCATGGCGCGGTGAAGCTGCCCGGCGGTCCGCAACCGACCGGAGTCACATTCGTGGACGATTCGCTCTAGGTCAGCGAGGTACCAGCGAGTCTGTGTCGATACGAGCGGCTGGATCTGCCCGCCCATGGCGCGCCGAATGCTGTCGACGTTCTCGGAGCCGAGATCCGGCATCGAGTTCGGCGCCATCGCCGAATACGCGGAGATGCCCAGCAACGCCTTCGCGGCATCTCGGAAGCGTGTGGCGAGCGGTGGCATCCCCCCACTGGAGTGCGATCAGCCGTCAGCGTCGGAAGGCGTCCATCGCGGAGTAGGGGTCAAAGACCGGGGGAGCGTAAGCGTCGTAGGCGCGCTCCGGTACGTGCACCTCCGTGTAGGCGGACCCGCCGGCTGCGTCTTCCTGGCGGATCGCGAGCGGCTCCCACAAGCTCATGACGAAGGCGTCGCCAACGTCAGGGCTTCTCCCGAGAAGCTTTCGAAGATCCCTTTTGGCGGTGACCTTCAGATGGCCTCGCACGGTCGAGTAGAACTCGGGAGCGTGAAGGTCATCCTCCAGCTTGGCGTGGAGAGGAAAGCACCCGCCGTCCCGCACCCATTGGCGAGCTCCGCCCCACATTTCGTCACGGAGGCGGTCGTAGACCTCTGCCTGACGCCTTGGCTTGTCCGAGGTGCGGAGCCTGCACAGGACGAAATGGTCGTTGGTGTCGGTGTACTCCCTGACGGCCGAGTACACCCTGGCCCCCGTCTCACCCTCGGATTCGAGCACTACAACCGGCTGAGGACCGCCCCTTCGGTACTTGGAGATCAGCGTTTCGACTTGCTCGATGTGCTGCTGGGGCGAAAGCCCACTACGGGCCACGAGCTCTAGGACACGGTCGCCGATACGAGCGCAAAAGCCCGACTCGTCACCGCCCGTTCCATCACCAGCAGGGTCGACGCCGATGTAGAGTCGACCCTTGGGATAGGGGAGGTCCTTGGTTGCTTCCCACCGCTTGTTGGCTTCGGCAATCAGCGTGAGGGGGAAGATCTTGGCCGCTTCCGCGACACTGAACTTGCCGGCGACTCGAATCAGGAAGCGCGGATCATCTTCACCCCACTCGCGCTGCTTGCGAGCAACCCACTCGGGTGTAGCGAGCCCTTTGATGGGCTTGTCGGCGAGATGCTGCCATTCGCCGGTGACGTTCGGGCTTTCTCGGCTGTCGATGTGGATGTTGTGCCAGCCGTCACCCTTAAGAACCTTTTTCGACTTGCTGTGAAAAGCGTCAAAGAACTCACCCGATGCTCGTGTCGGGTTCGAGATCATGAACACCCAAGCGTTGCCGCCCGCCAGGTTCCCCTCGATCGCCTCGAAAATCTCGTCTTTGACGCCCGAGGCTTCGTCAACGAGATACAGAATGTGCGACCCTGAAGTTCCGGCGATGGCTTCAGCCTGCTTTGAGGTATAGCCCTTGATCTCCGAGTACGTTGTGGGGTCCGTGAGGCCGGAGAACGCTCGGACGTTGATGTCCTTGGCTGCCGGGATCGGGATCTTCGACTTGCGGCAGAAGCGCTTGATCTCACGCCAGATGACGCGATTCACCTGCCCGTCGGTGACGGCCGTGATCACGACGCGGGCGTCGGGATACGAGCAGTAGAACCACAGCGCGAGGATCGCCAAGCTGGTCGACTTGCCGAGCTTGTGCCCGCTGACGACGGCGACGCGCTCGTACAGGGTGATGGCCTCGATGATCTCCCGCTGCCTGGACCAGAGGGTGATGCCCAGCACGTCACGAGCGAAGCCCACCGGGTCGGGCGGGTTGGCGTACGCTCGAACCCGATCGGCGTCGGTAGTGGGTGGCGCGATCTCGTCCGCTGCGGCCAAGAGGTGGCGAGCAAGCCGGCTTGCGATCGTGTCGCTGTGTCCGCCCGCCAGACTCATCGGCGACCCCGGGTCAAGCGGGCTTGAGTGGCGGGCGTCAGGCGCTCGAAACGCCTTTTGGCGTCCAAGAGATCCTCAATCTCGATTGAGTCGTTCTCGGCCGAGTAGGTGCCGAACTCGCGGTCCTCACCGTCAACGTCGGAAATGGCCTCGACCAGGACCACGGGGTCCGGTCGGAGTGCGCGCTCGACCGCGGCGGGTGTCGGAGCCCGAGAGCCTGACCACGCTTCGAGGATCTCGGCGGTGGTCGGGTCGCGGCCCAGTACGTGGCCGAGCGTCGCTACATGCCTCTGGATGGCGATCCGTTCGTGGTACGCACGGGGGCGGATGAGCCGTCGACCTGAGGCCAGGCTGTGCCGGGCCAGCTCAGAGATGATGCAGGTCCGAGCGTAGCTAGAGAACCTGCCCACAATACGATTGGCCTCGAAGCTGTCGACCGCGATGCACAGCCCGATCAAGCCGGCTTGATTCAGGTCTTCGTCATGGGCTGCCCGCTGCCCGTATTTGGCAATAATCAGCGAGCGAACCAGCTTGAGGTTCTGGAGCACTTTTACATTTCGGGATGGCCGCTTTCGGCTCATTGCCCGCCCCTCGTGGCGTCGATCGCTCGGGCCACAGCTCGAAGGGCGTCAGGCCATGGCGTAAGGGCCTTGATGATCTTGCCCTCAAGGATCCGCCAGTTGGGCGAGTCCAGGATCTTGCGCTCACTGATGGAGAGGCCGACTCCCGTCAGCTTGCCCAGCATCACCAGCGTCTTTGCGGCGTTGGCCAGTAGGGCCGCTCGTCCCCGGGTGTCGTTGGCGAGCGTCGGGATCTCGGCCCTGAACCCTTCGAGCTCCGCTAGCCAATGGTCCGCTTCAGCGATGACGGCGGCTGCCGTGGCCTTGCGTGGCTTCCGTCGCTTTTTGGATGGCGGCGATTTCGCCTTCGGCTGCCGCGAAGGATGCGGCGCAGCTGGGGCAGCTGTCGGCGGTTGGTCGTCCCAAGCAGTCGGCTCTGGACCACCGAGCGCGTGGATCCGCTTTCGTGTCTCGGCGCCCGGCCGGACCTTGCCAGCACGCCAGCGGCTTACATTCGCTTCAGCGGTCTTAAGGAGCGCGGCCCATTCCGCGCCCGTCCGGTGATCGTTGCTAAATTCGAGTGATCCCTTGGAGTTCACCCATGAGCGAGCTCACAAGAAGTTTATGTAAGGGCGCGTGTAAGGCTGTAACTCGGCCCGTGGTTCGAGGCGTAAAGAGCGGACCCTGGGGCCATTTCGACCCCTAACACTGTGAATAGACATCACGATCCGGCTGGATTCATGCTGCATTCATGCCGCGCTGCTACCTTGGGCAGATCCATTGTAGACCGTTCGCGAACATGGACATCACCCCCCCACCGCCGCGCACCAAGCCCAACCGCCCTGAGAAGCTCTACAAATTCAGGGTAATGAACGAGTATACGAGGGCTGCGGTCGCTGACCGGCAGCTCTATCTTTCATCGCCTAGCCAGTTCAACGACCCCTTCGAGTTTCGCTTTCGCGGCGAAGTCCAAAAGGACGCTAAGCCCGAAGAGTGGGCCAAGATGTGGGATGGGGATACCGGATTGACTGATGACCAGCTTAAGCACGTTAAGGCGCTGACGCCTGAGCAAATTGAACGGGTAATACCGTGGGTTGTCGGGCAACACCAAGAGCAGTTGGAGCGGGAGTGCGGCGTGTTCTCTCTCTCCGAGGATCCTTGCAATCTTCTGATGTGGGTCCACTACGCGGGCATGCATCAGGGCATCTGTCTGGAGTTCGACACCAGCGTGGCGCCTATCAATGCGGACCTACATCAAGTCATCTATCAAGATGCCCTCCCACTCCTGGCAATGCCGAACGTCGACTTTGAGACATTTGCGGACAGCGTCTTGCTCGGCAAGTCGCCCCATTGGGGCTACGAGCAGGAATGGCGTTTGGTGAAGCAAAAATTGACCCCCGCTGAACGCATTGTTGTCTATCCCGCGGAGGCGCTCACTGGCGTGATCCTGGGCAGCAGGTTCCCGAAGAAGTCACGCCCGGAGTTGGACGCTTGGATTGCGGCCTCGGGCGCAAAGCCGAAGATCTATCGGGCGCGGCAGAGCAAGGCGAACTACGCGATCGAGATCAACCTAGAGGCGAATGAGATCGCTCGCCACATCTTCATGGGCGAGCCGCTTCCGGACTAGCTTGATCGCTGATTGCCGATTATTGAATCAAGCCGGCTTGATTCAAGTGCTCAGGGCCAGGGGCGGCACGCATATAGGGAGGGTCCGCGTCATCACCCCTGACGCCCTGAGCTAAGGGCGTTGTAGCACGGCTAAGGGGATAGGCGAGGCTCACCAGTAGGCAGTGTTCCAAATACCGTGTTCTCTAAGGGCTCTGGCGACTCCATCATACCCAGGGAACAGAGTGGACCCATCGATCCCCTCTTGATGTAGAAGCTGAAGAAGAACCCCACCGAGCTTGGCCGGGAGGGTGAGCTTGTGCATCAAGGGGAAGCTCGGCAACGGTTTCTTAACCAAGCTATCCGGGTTGGGCTCAACCTCTTCCACGTAGTCAGCCACATCCAGCTCGGGACCCCACTCCCCGAGCATGCGCGTGAAGACGCCCGACTGCGCGTGTAAGTTGGAATTGGAGGAGCGCGGGGCGGTTCGGAGAACGAGAGACGCTCTATCGCTCCGGTAAAGCTGGCGGTCATGCTCAACCTTCAGCAAGGACCGCCTAAGAGCCCAGATTACCATATGGTCGTGCTTTGGTGGGTGTTCCTTCGGGATAGCGAAATAGGCCGCTACGTAGGCTCGGGTGCTCCAATCCAAGAGTGGCGTCGGCAGGCCGAGGTGCTGTGCCAGAGCGAGCTGAGGTTGTAGAGCTCGCTCATACTCCTCGCTCATGGCGACGATGCTGGATGACTCCTCCTGGACCGAGGTCGGTACGTCAACCGGTATTGGAAGGCCGGAGTCAGCCAACTTGGCCTGGAACCGCTTGAGCATTTCCTCGCCCGCTATATTGAGCTCTTCCCACGATGGGGTGCCGTCGACGTGAATCCCCAAGTCCCGGTAACAATTGCCTTGGTCCCGGTATGCCTTCGGGAGCAGGTCATGGTCGCCATCTTGCCCGCGGAAGATCCAGTCAGTGGGAGGTGTCTTGCCCCACAGAGTGCTTCGCGGGCTCAGGTGGTTGAGCAGCTCGCTGGCCGACGTGCAGTGCATCACGTGAATTCGATCAGTCATACTGGCTCTTCACCAGTTACTGAATCAACCGGCGAGTGTCGAGTCGTGTCTGACAGAGGATAGCCGATACCGCGGTCCAAATTCGCGCTGAAAAAATGACTATGCCACTGGACCCGTCATTCACGACTAGTCGTTGATCTTGGCAGCTGAATCGACGACATTGAACGGTAACGCGATCCAGCTCGGACGCTAATTTCCAATCAGGGATAGACGATGACTCAGCAGCAGCCACCATCAGGGAACGGTCCACCTCCGGAATATCCACCCAACACTGGATACGGGCCGCCACAGCAGGGCTACGGCCCGCCACCTGGGTACGGCTATGCGCCGCTGCCTCCCAAGGCGTCCTGGTACCATTCTGGGGCTATCGTAGGGCTCTCGCTATTCTTCTGCTGGCCAATCGGCTTGGTACTGCTCTGGTCGAGCCGAACGATATCGACGGTCACCAAGCTCGTGGGGACGGCAGTCTTTGGCGGGATAGGGCTGATCTTCGTGATCGCGGCGATGGTCGGGGCCGGCAAGTCGAAAGCGTCGTCTTCTGTGTCGCCGACGCCAGCCAGTGAGCCGGCGTCGGAACACGCGGCTGCCGCTCGTCCGGCCAAAGCCGCTGAACCGGCCGTGGAAGCAATTACCGATTCGTGTCTGTCGCTCGCGACCAAGTTCGGGACCAGCTCGAAGCTTTCAGACCTTCAAAAGGATGAGGCGTGGAAATCCTACAAGGGCAAGGCGTTCGAGTGGAAACTGAAGATCACCGAGGTCAGCGCGGGTACTTTCGGCGGCTATAGCGTGCAGGCCAAGTGCTCACCGCAATCGCCTTCGCTTATCCAGGACGTGGTGATCTCGTATGACGGTGATGCGAAGGATTTCGTCATGAAGCTCCAGAAGGATGACGTCTACACGCTGAAGGGCGTGCTGAAGAACTCGTCGACGTTGCTTGGAGTCATGGCGGACGGGACGCCGTAGTGGCTGCCACCCGTCGCAAGAAGCCAGGGCAGCTGCCAGCTGAGGCAGTGACTTGGGTAAGGCGAGTCTTCGCTTCGGCCAACAAGTCGGTGACGGGAATGTTGAGTACCATTCCGACGCACCACGAGCCGGAGCTTGACATGGCGCTTCTAAACGCCCTGAACCACGCTCCGCCGGTAGCTGACCCTGGAGGTTGGACAGTTTATATTCAGACTCACTTTCTAGGTGGTCGACGGCACTTCCGCAACTGGGAGGTAGCCGACATTGGCCTACTTGTGATCTTCCGCGACCGCGGGAAGGTCCTCAGGATTAAGGTCGGCCTGCTCCAGAGTAAACGGCTTTATCCGATTGAACAGAAGCAGCTACCCGACCTTCGAGAAAAGTTCGAGATTGGATTTGGCACTCTTCTTCACGTTCCGGAGGCTTACCAGGTACTGGCTGGCGGACGGAACTTCAACTTCACGAAGAATTCGCAGTACGCGGCCCTAAGCAAGAATTCGGAGCAAGAGAAGAGCTTGCTTGAGTACAGTCAGTCTAGCGGAATCCCGGTCTACTATTTGCTCTACAACCCTGCAGAAATTCCCTGGTCGGCAACGGTTCCGGCGACGAAACTCGGGGCATACCCCGAGCCGAAGGTCGGTTGCCGAGTGGTCCCTGCACCGGTGCTCTCGCAGAAGCTTACGAGCGTCTCGAACGTGCATCCCTCGTTCGGAGACCTGACACAGCTTGGTAAGCCGTTCGTCGGAGAACATAAGGCCGGCTGGCGCTTGGAGCACTTCGTTGCTGACTTGCTGCTGCCTTGCAAAGAAGGGTATGTCGTGACCGGCGAGACCGATCAGGTCCTCGAACGGTTGTTCTATCGCCGGAGCGGACCGATCGCGGCGGCCGTTGCTCTCACGATAGAGGCGCCCGACGGCGTTGAGTTTGAGCTTCCCGAGTTGCCAGCTCCTGCTGGGGAATAGGGTCAGCAAATCGGGTGATCATCCAAGAGGCGGTCCCATCGTGATCGTGGCGCGGGCTTTTGCGGGGCGGTCTTCTTGGCCTCGATGAATTCCGTAACTCTCTCCGTGAGCCGATCGAGGCCGGTCAGCGGCTGCGGGTCTGCGTAGGTGATCCGCTGAGTGACCTCGTAGCTCACCTCATCGCTGGTACGGCCAATGGCTGGCTCCGGAATCACCTCGGCCTCAATCACGACCCTGCTGGTCAGGCGCCCAACCGTACGCGCCATCGTCCGGCCACCGTCGTACCTCGTCACGCGGTCAAGCTCGATTGAATCGTCCTGCCGGGCGTGCACGTCACGGAGCTCGTACGTTCGGCCGTCGATGGTCAAGCGGGCTTGATTGGCGCGGATGGGGAGGGGCAT